TTAGGGCTTATCTTGAAAATATGTTTATTGACCTTATGGGGAGAGAAACAAAATTGGATATTGGACTTAAACATTTAATAACAACTGGGACAATACCAGTTTTTTCTGAATTGATGATAAAACACTATGCAAGGGAAATGGGGATAAGAAATCCAGAAGTATATAAAAGCGGTGGAATGATGTTTGTAAAAGGGGATGTTTTTGACCCAGTTTCCCAAAAGGTTATAAGTGATGTTGAAGGAATACCAGCGGAAAGAATATTGCCTAAAAAGATGGCTCAAAAAATTATAAACGAAATGAAATATCTTAATTATCTTGCTGTGCTCGGTGGTTCCGTAAGGGCTGGAATTATAAATTTAACCCAGCCAATGTTTGCTATTGCAAAAGAAGGGAAATTTAAACTTGGGCTCATACCGACATTAGATACAATACGTGCTTTTGGAACAGCATATGCAAAAGTTATAAAAGCATTGTTAGACCCAAAAGAACGGCTTAAATATGCAAGGGCTGGCGTTTTAGATGAAATAACAAGATTGGGAACAGAAGGGGTGGTGGATTTCGGGAAATTAGATGTTGGGCGAATTATATTGTCAAATATGAGCATAACTGAAATGATAAATAGAATTGGGACTTTTGAGTTTTATAAGGAAATGAATAAAGATAGATTTAAGGCAATGGGACTGGAAAAGAAAATGATTGATTATCTTGCAAAAGAATTTTCAGATACATATAATTTTAGAACTTCGGCATTATATCAACCGCAGATATTAAGAACTGATATTGGAAAGGTTGTATTCCATCTTGGAACATTTGCATATAATCAAGCAAGATTGGTTTTGAAAGATTTACATACATTTTATAAACAAATGCCAGCATATAAGAATATAATGTCAAAAGCATTGAAACAATTGGGGCAAGGTGATTTGGAAGGGTTTAAAAAGACGTTTAATAATATGAATAATCTTGAAAGAGTTGGAACATTGCGGTGGATGACAGCAACTTATTTACTTGCGATGGCTCTTAATTCTATACTTGGGACTCACTTTTCATCTGTGCTTGCAAATAGGAATTTTGATTATTATATAGGCGATAACCCATTGTTTGATGTGCTTAATGATTTCCAAAAAATATTTGTTGGGGATAATCCAAGAAGTGCAAGTTTGGATATAATAAGCAAAATGATGCCTATGGCGACTCAATTAAAAAGATTAACACGCTGGTATAATGAGGATGATTGGAGATATTTTTTATTTAATACAAAGGAAATAGGACAACCAGAACTATTCGGAAAGGAGGAATAAATTATGGCAAAAAAATGGTTGCAAAAAGCAATTAAAAGACCAGGGCGGATTAAAAGATTGGCAGCAAGAAAAGGAGTTAGTTTATCAAGAGCAATTGAAATTGCAATCCATAGCAGGAATAGAAGTTTAAGAGCGGCAGGCATCCTTGCGAAAAGATTAAGAAAGGGGTTATAATGGAAATTGAAAAAGAGATTGGCGAATTAAAAACAAGTCAAAAGTTTATTTTAGAGGAACTTTCGGCATTAAATAAAAAAATTGAAAATATGAGAATTATTTTAATCGGAAACGGGAAGCCAGAGGAAAGTTTTGTTTTTAGATTAAAGAAGGTTGAGGAAACGCAAAATAGATGCCCAATACAGGAAATAAAAAAACAAACCAGAATTATTATAGTAACCGCAACAATAACGTTTGCGATTGCTATAATAAAATATGTGTTTGATTTTTTGAGGTAAAATATGCTTTTTACTTTAAAAAGAATTTCTTATGAAAAAAAAGATAATGTAATTCTTGGGAATTTATATGCAGATGATGGTTTTTTGTGTAATACTCTGGAAAATTTTGAAAAAAGTATTCCAGAAGGGAAATATACAATAAACATAACATATAGCGAGCATTTCCAACGGTATTTGCCAGAATTGGTTGTTCCACGTAGAACAGGAATAAGAATACACGCTGGGAATTTTGCGAAAGATGTTTCTGGTTGTATTGCGGTTGGATTTTTAAATAAGGATGAACCAAGATTATATAATAGCAGAATTGCATTGGCGAAAGTTTTAGACAAGTTATTTGGCGTATTTGCTATCAACACAAGCGAACGTATGGAAATAAAAATAGAGAGAGATTGAGGATGATATGCGTAAAATTATTTGGGCTGGGCTTATTATGTTTTTTATTTTATTTAATTATAAATTATGCCAAGCCCCAAATTCTGAATTTGGTAAAATTTTACAGATTTTATATGCTAAATTTGAAAAATATAATATAGATTATAAAGACCAAAACTTTTTGCTTGCTCTTATAAAAGATGAAAGCAATTTTAAGAACTTAATAACCTGTGAAAAAAAATATAATGAATTTTCATACGGGGTTTTTCAGATATTATACTATACGGCAAAAAATGAATTTGGAGTAAAAAATAGAATATGGCTGGAAAAACCCGAAAATAATATAGAATTAGGAATTAGATTTTTTAAAATATTAAAAAAGACATATGATGGGGATTATTATAAAATTTGCTCTCATTGGAAAACAGGGAAAAGACATAATAAAAAATATTATGTTAGAATTTTGAAATTTAAAAATATGTTGGAAAGGAGAAATCGTGAAAAACTTTAAAAAATTTTTATTATTTTTTTTGTTGTTATGCTGTTATGAAATAGGTGATAGAGTATGGGTTTTAAGTAGTCGCAGACCTCTTGCCTATACGAATGAAACTTCTAAAATTGTAGATATTTATACTAACAAAAAAGGGGAAAAAATTTATTTGGTAGAGATATATTTAACAAAACAGAAGATACTATTATATGAAGATGAAATAGTAAAGGAGTGTGATTGTCAATGACAAAACAGGAATTTGAAGAAGCATTAGAAAACATCCCAGAATGGAGTTATATTTTTGTAAAAGTAAAACAAGAAAAAATAAGATGGTGGGAAATATGGAAGTTTATTGGGAGCGTTTTAACTCAAACTGGAACAGGGGAGTTTTGCCACGTTGAAGTTAAAATCCCTGATATGCACGGGGAAAAGAATATGGTTATTTGTGCAAATGGGAAAGCGGTTGTTATTGAAAAAGTAAAGAAATATTTGACAAATTGGGAAAAGTATGAATTGCATATAAAAAGATTGAAAGGATTATTAGATACAGATAAAATGTATATGCTGGATGAAACAATGAAGCAATTAAATAATAAAATAGAATATGATTGGAAAGGAATAAGAGGGATGACATATAAAGCATTGCTAACAAAAATACCAATTGTTGGGTTTTTTATAAATCAATTTATATGGAATTTGCCATCTATTCAGGATAAAGATAAATTGTTTTGCGTTGAGAGTGCTGGGCGTATAGGGAATGCCATCCCCGGCGGCAAAAGAATACCTGATAGAGATGGCACAAGTAAATATGGGCTTTATGAAACAAGACCGCCAGCCCAATTATATGCCCAAGAAAATGTTTGGGATAAAGAAGAAATTGTAATTGGGGCTTAAAAATCAATTATTATATCAAAATAATCGTCTTTTGCCCCTAATATAATTTGATATTGCACAGATTGAATAATATTGCAATTATCATCTATGATTATTTCATTATGTTTTAATGCATCAAATATGAATTTGCCTGAATAATTATCATAATCTCTATGCTTTTTATCTTTAAAATAATAAATAATTTTTACAAAATTTACTTTTTTTAATGGGAACAATTGCTTTATCTCTTTTGGCAATTCATTCTTTTCTTTCATAATATATAAATCATAAATCTGTTGCATATCAGACCGTGTTTTCCAATGCATACGCAATATTACATTAAGAGATACTGGTTTTATATTTACCGATATTTTAAAATTCATTTATGCCCTCGCTTAAACGTTTCAGATTATATTTTATATTGGTTGGCGATAGGTCTTTATCAGGAGGTGCTTTTTGTGGAGGTATACTTATTATATAAGTTGTAGTTAAATTAAAGAGGGCTATCGCCAACCAAGTTTTCATATTAAAGTTAACTGCCCTTTCATAAGATATCTTTCTCTATATTCTTTCAATTTTTCTGCTCTCTGCAAAATAGCAATTCCTCTATGTCTTAACTTTGCTTCCGCTTCTTTTAATTTATTTATATCCATTTCCAATTTATAACCTCTTATCTTGCTTCTGCATTCACTTATTATAGGATAACCTGCCATAACCATATCTCTTATTATACCACGCAATGCTCTTTCATCAATATCTATATTATATTCTTTATATAAAATGTCAAGTATTTCTTGCTTTGTTTTAAAATCTCTCAATATATTTAACAAAATTTCTTTCATTTTATAACCTCCTTTTTAATTTTGCCATTGCTGGGAAAATAGGAAGGACTTTCTGGTTGAAAAGGGTGTGTATCAGAGGGGTTAAACCCAGCAATGGCATTATATATATATAATTTTTTTCTTTTTGCTTTTTGCATACATAATCTCCTGTATCATTCCTGATGTTGCTATTTCAGATAAAACTTTGCCTTTTCCATTGTCTTTTCTTAATACATATATTATATCACAAATATCAATAAGTTTAAAGCATAAATTTAAAATTTTATTTCTGTTTTCCTCTGTTTCTGGAAGCCACTCATATGTGCCGTGAGTAAATATAGGCACTATTCCTTTTTTATATAATTCTTTGGCAAATTGCTGGACACGTTTGATGTTGCGTTCTTTTTCTGCTTCGCAAGTCGCCCTGTAAGGGGCACAAATATAACCATATTTCATTTTTCAACCTCCTTTTATGAATTATATTTTCTCATTATCTCATCAATGCTTTCAATTGTTCCTATTTCATTTACGGTTCCTCTGCTTTCTTCTTCAATATATTCTTCTTTTTCTTTTTTATCATCATATTTCCCTTCTAAAATTTTTATATAAGAAGGGGTTATGATGAAGTCAAAAGATACTTGCCAATCATTTTTTAAACCAAGTAAAAATTTGCTGTTAGATATTTTGTAAAGTATTTTGTTAATATCAAATTCTTTTTCTTGCAATCTTGCTTTTAAGTGTCTTATTCTGGTTGGTGTTATTTTTTGTATTGTTGCCAGTTTATGCTTGTTTGCAAATTCATTCCAAGCATTTACAATATTGTTTATCTCTGGCATTAAATTGTTTTTTTCTTTTTTTTCTGGTTGCTTTATATTCTGTTGTTTTGGTTCCTCTTTCTTTTCCCATCTTATTTTCCTCTTTGTATAAACATCGGCAAGTTCTAACATTTTTGGGCATAAAAGTTCAACAAATTCGCCATTTTGATTTATTATAATCTTTTTATAATTTGCAATAAATTCAAATATCTTTTTTAGTTTTGCAACATCAAGTTGGAATTTTTTAGATAAAGCATTATAACTTATTTTCACTGGTTCAGTTAGCGTATCGCTTTCCCTTGCAATTATTTCCAATAGCCCAAAATAAACCATATAACCATCGCCAGAAAAATTTGTGATTAAATCTATGATAAAACCATCATCAAGTGAGTCGGTGTAATGTTTAAACCAATACATTTTTTCCTCCTTTTAATTATAATATATATTTATTAACCTATGCATACTTAAATTTAACAACTTATATACAAAATCAGGGTTGGCTGTCTTTATTGTATATGCGTTTTTATAACCGTATATAACAACTCTGTTATCATATTTACTAATCATCGGAAAAAATAAATGTTCAAAAAGCAATATAACTCTTTTCTTTTTATACAAAATCATTTTATCAAACCCTTTAAAATAATAAACTGCTTTTTTTGTTTCGTAAATAATCATTTGTAATATATTAAAATTTTCAGTTTTGGTTCTTTAATATATAAAAAACTATAAGTAACTTTTACATAAAATCGCCACATTATTCTTCTATAAATAATTATATTTGCTTGCCACAAAAACCCTAAAATATCTGTTTTTTTGCCGATATTTATCGTATGCCCCTTTCCACCTTTTTTAAAATAAAAAATTAGATGTATTGACTTAATTCTTTTGCCATCTATTGGGATATCAGGGCAATTTGACATATTTGCCTGATTTTTTAATAGTTCCAAAACTATATCTTTGTTTTTGTTTAATGCCTTGTTTCCACTCATAACCTCCTTCCCTTTTAATTCTAATTTAAGAACATTAAGTATATTTTTAATCATAATTTTTTATCCTCCCGTAATTTTTGATATTCTTTATTCCTTTTTTAGCATAATACTTTTCCTGATAATCTTTCTTTTGCTTGTAAATCAGATATTGAATAGCACTCATCAATTCTTTTATTTGGGCTTCCACAAAAGCAATATCAATATCTTCTTTCCCTTCTTTTATCAATTCCTGTTTATAATTCATTTTCTTTTTTAAATCATCTTTCAATAGGTTTAAAACATAGTTCATATTTTCACCTCCACTGCAACAACATCGGCTTCCCTTATAATCGCAAGGGTTAATTCTGGGTTTATTGCTTTCCCAGAATATTTATGGACAAAAATAATATCATCTTTTTTTACTTCTGTGACATAAGAACCAACCATCAAAACTTTTGCTCTTACTATCGGGAAAGAATATTTTGATATACCAATTATTTTCCCTTTATTTATTCTATAATTTTCATCTGTGTCAATGTATTCAATTAAAATTTTATCGCCAAGAATTTTTTTAATTTCCATTTTTTTCTCCTTTCTCTAAAAGTTTTATAACAAAAATTGCGGAATTGCGTATGAAGTCGGTGCTTGTTATTCCAAGTTTTTTAGCGTGATATTTTATTTTTTTTATATATTCGCTTTGCCATTTATGGAAACTTATACCAGCAAATCTATATCTTTTTTTCATCAAATTTCACCTCCGCCCCTTTAAAATAGTTTTTTAAAATACTTTTTACAATCACTTGCAATGGATACCCGTATTTTTCTTTTATCTTTTTAATTTCATTGTAAACGATCAATTCTTCTTCGCCTTTGAAAACAAGCCCAATTACTCGGCAATCTTTATTATTTTGCATTTTTTTCACCTCCTTTCATTCCAGTAAATAAATTTTCATTCTCTTTTTTATAATAATCTATTCTTGCTTTTGCAATATTAAAATAATCTTTGTTTAATTCAATACCTATAAATTCTCTATCTGTTATAGCACACGCACAGCCAGTTGTCCCGCTTCCCATAAACGGGTCTAAAACAATATCGCCTTTTCTTGTAAACATTGTTATTAAATAAGAAAATAATTTAATTGGTTTTACTGTTGGATGATTATTTTTATACATTTTATTTCTTAAATTCCCGTGTCCAGTATAATCCATATTCATAGACCCGCCTTTTTTATAATTAAATTCATCCAGCCCTTTCTCTTTTTCTGTTCGGCTTGCTTTGGGGGTTATTATAAATTGCACCTCAAACCATTTATCTAAATCAAAATAACGGCTGAAATCTCCTTCATCCCCATACCCTTGCATTTTGAATGTTGAGTTATTAAAATGTGCTGTATCCCTTGTGGTTTTTCCCCCTTCGCTTTTTGTTATTTTCCCTGTGTCAATACTATTATCACTAACTAAAAGATTTGCTGGGAACCTACCTTCTTCGTTGTTTAAACCAATAACGCCATCTTTTTTAAAGCCATAATTTAATTCTTTAAAAGTTGTAAATTCTTTACCTCTAATTTTTTGCTCATACGGTTCTTCATTTTCGCCGTATGGTATTCTGCAATCATCAAGCCAACTTATCCCTTTATTGTTTTCCATTGCTTGGGCTAAAAAAGTTTTTTCGGTCATCGGTTTCATTGCAACTATAATCATTTCAACCGCTGGTTTCGGCTGAAAACCACCATATGCCCCTTCAAATTTTTTATTTAATTTCCCTATATTTAATGCTTTCGGGAAGCCAGTTGCAAAAGCCCAGATAATCGGTGTAAAGTCAACTCGGAAACCAACTATTTCAAGCATTTGGCACATACGCCAATAAAGGTCTGTGCGTGGGGCTGACATAATGCAAGCAAATCCCCCTGCCTTTAAAACACGCAAACATTCCGAAAAAATTTCTTTATCTGGCAAGGTTTTATCCCAATCTTTGCCCATAAAACCCAAACCATAAGGTGGGTCTGTTATAATGCAATCAATTGAATTGTCTGCAATCTTTTTTAACTCTATTTTGCTATCACCATTTATTATCATATTTCCCCTCCAACCAGAATATAAGATAATTCATAAGGTCGTAAACTGTATCTTTATTTATGCTATTATTTTTTATTTCGTTTTGCAATCTTTTCGCTTTTATATACATACCGCTTTTAATATATAACTCATCCTTTAACAACTCATTCCCATATCTTTTATTTCTCTTTGTTTTTATTTTTGATAATTCTTTAATTATTTTATTATCCATTTTCCTACTCCTTATAATCATATTTTATTCCTTTTGCATCAAAAACTATTTTTAAAGTTTTTTCAAACTGACTCAATGAAAAATCAAATAAAATAAAAATCATTTTACGCCTCCTATTTTAAATATCTTTTTATCAACTCAACCGCATCTTTTCCAAACTTTTTTTCTATAAAATTCATTAAACTGCCATCTTTCCTTATATCATATCCAAATTTTGTTTGCATATATTCATCAAATTTTATGACATCAAACGAAACCCACCCAAATCCTAATAACAATTTATCTATAAATTCCTTTTTGCCCCTTTTTAACCAATTGCCCAGTTTTTAAATCATAATATTTCCTTTCGGCTTTATCATATAACACATCTGCCCCTTCTGGGATTTCAAAATTCTTGTTTTTAATAATCAAATAATTTACTGCTTCTGCAATTCTTTCTTTTAAATCATCTTCAATTTCAAATTTATTTTTGTTCATCGTTGTTCTCCTTTCCTTTTATTGTTTTTTCAAATTTAATTTCCAATTGCGTTTTTGTTATTGCTGGTTCTAATTCAACGTTATATTCTTTTAACTTCGTTTTTGTTATTGATATAAAATTTTTAATTATATCAATATCATTGTTTACCTTTTCCAGAAATTTGTCAATATCATATTCGTTGCGTTCTTTTTCAACCAGCAAATAATAGCCCATATCTTTTTCGCTATATTTTTTGTCTATTTTATTTGTTAAAAACTCGTTAAGTAATTCTTCTCTTTTCTTTTCCAGTTTTTCTGTCCAAAACTTTACTTTATTTCTTATTTCTTGCAGTGTGTCAGGAATTGTTTCTGGATAGCAAGATTTAAAAAGTGGGCAAGAATAACAATATTCATTTTCTTTTGGTTTAAATTCTTTTTCCTTCTCAATACTTTTTATTGTATTTAAAATAAACTGTTCTATGGCATCTGTATTCGCATAGTCAATTTCAATAAACTTATGATAATGTTTTTGCCAAAACCAAATGCCATATTCTATATTAAATACAGGGATATTTTGTTCTTGTATCCATTTCAAAACTCCCCAAGTATAAATAAGCAATTGAATATTTTTTTCAAGAATTTCTTCATCTATATAGATTTTCCCAGTTTTAATATCAAGAATTCGCAATGTTCCATCCTGTGTGATGTGGGCGTTGTCTATATGCATTTCAATTTTATATTTCCCGATTTTTATATAAATCGGTGTTTCGGCTAATACAACTTTCTTATCTGCAAAATATTCTGCATAGGCAAGCCCACGTTCAAACTCATCTGGCATATCGGCAAGTATTTTTTTAACTTCATCTGGGTCTTTTGCCTTGCATAACAATTCTGCCTTTTCGTGTATTTTCCGCCCGTATTCTAAATTTGCATTTGGGACTGCCCCTTGCCCGCCTTCTAAATAAATATGTTTATATTTTCTGGGACAATTTAAAAAATCTATTAGTTTTGAATAACTGTATGTATTCTTCTGTTGTGTTTTTGTCGTTCTCATATTTCACCTCTCAATTTTTTTTAAATTGCGAATCAATTCCTTTTTTTAATTCAGCCGCCAATAATTTTTTTATGTTTTTACTGCCTTCTTCTGATAGCAAGCCGATAACTACAAAAATATTTAAAATGTGTCCAAAAAAATGAGTTAATATCAGCGGATTTTCTCTTATCCTGCGTGAAAAAATAATATCAAATTCATTTGTTAAATCATAAAATTCATCCATAATATCATCTTCAAATTTATCTTTTTTCATTTTCTATCTCCTTTCTTATTTCATCTTCACACCAAGATATAATTGATTTGTATTCTTCATCTGTTAATGCATCATATTTTTTCGCCTGTAAACCATTTTCATTCATAACATACCTTAAAAAATATTCATATTCCAGTTTTTTCGTGATTCTTTTTTTTAATTCGTATAATTCAACCAATTTCGCCGTGCATTTTGCTTTTTCTGTGGGCTTTGGTAATTCCGTTCTTGTTTCTTGCTTTTGGTCGCTGTTTATTGTTTTGCTTATTTTTTCTAATTCCTCAATAGGCATATCCTTAACCAACTTATACCCTTTTTCTTTCTTTAAATTTTCAATTGCAATTTTCCCAGCATCTGTTTTTATAATAGAATTAAACAATTCTGCCTTTTTATCTAAATTATTCTCATCCCTATTTATATTTGCATCTGTGTCTTCACCTTCTAATGCTATGCCGAATGCATTGCAAAACGCATAGCGTTTCCCATAAGTAATTGTCGCCCCTATTTCCTGTATATTATTCATACTGTTATACTCATCATTATAAAATGGTATCTCTACGGAAGTTTTTTCGGTATGCCCTGCTATATGGTTTACTATGCAAGAAACAACAATTGACTTTTCTTTATGCTCAATTGCGAATTGATATGAAAAACCCCACTTCGCAATAAGCCCTTTGGTTTGGGAGATTATAGTATCAAGCGTGGCATATTTATATCTAATTCCGCCATTTTTGTTTTTAATAATAGCATCTCTTTTTATATCTGGCATCTCGGCTTGCAAGTTTTTCATTGATAAAAAATATTCTTCTTTTGCCCGTTCAGATTTCACTTTTTCTTGCATAGCCAAAAGGCGTTCCAAAACGCCCACATCTACCTTTTCTTTAATTGCTAATTCAATCAAATTTTCTTTTGTTTCTGCTTTCTCTGGCTTTGTTTCTTCAACTTGTAATGGTAATTGTTCAACTTCTTTCTTGGTTATTTCCTTCATACTGCACCTCCTGTTTTAATTTTTTAATAAGATTTCGTATTGCTTGACTCATTGAGATTGCATTTTTATTTGCATATTCTTTCAATGTATTAAATTCATCATCGCTTATGTAAAAATGCATCAGGCGGGAATATGTTTTCCCTTTTGGTCTGCCTAACATTTTTCATCACCTCCGTTTAAAATTGGTCTTCTGTTATATTTTTTGTATCAAAAGCGGCTAAATATTTTTCTACTTCCACTACTTCCCAATCAGTCCCCATACCCCCGCCATTTGATATTTTACTTATAGAATAAACTTTTTCGTATTTTATAGTGCATCCGCCCATTGTTTTGCTAAATGCACCGCCCCAGTGGGCACCGATGAGAAAATATTTCCCATCGGGTTTAAATTCAAATACTTTATTCCCCTTTTTGTTTACCCTATAATCCCCCCTGTATATTTCCAATTCTTTAACATCATAAAACTTTTTTACTTTATTTACTAATTCCTGTTGTGGTTTTCTATACTGATAGTCGCTGTCACTATCAGTATAGTTATCATACACGATAATTAAATCTGGGTCATATTTGCCATATTGTCTTGACAAAAATTTTCCGTTGTTCAACTCTATTTTTTCTAATCTCATTTTGCACCTCCTAATTTAAATAATATCGTATTGCCTAAAATTGCAAAATTTAAACGTGCTTATTTTCTGTCCGCCCTTTTCCTCCACAATTCTTTCTGTCGTTGCTACAACTGGCACCTTGCCCTGTTTTAACAACTCATAAACCAACATAAATGTCAACGTAAACTCCCCTTGAACCATAATGTATTTGTAATTATAGTCCATAAGTTTTCTTAATGTTTCCGTTGCTAAAACTCTTACGCCAGCAATTGGAAGGTTTGGGGCAACATTTGGGAAGGGAACATCAATTATTTGGAAATCTACTCCGCCCAGCGGAAAATCCTTTGTCGCAAGAGAATAAAAAGCATCCCTTTGTTCCTGCGACCATTTGTCGCTGGGATGGTTGCTTAAATTTATCGCAACCACTTTTAACCTTTGTGTTAGTTCAAGTTTCAATTCGTCTGCCATTTTTACACCTCCATTTTTGTTTTTTTTAAATTATACCAAAACTTTTAATTTTTGTCAAGTCCTTTTTTGAAATAATCTTTTGCATCTTTAAAGTCAAATTCTGTGGCTTCACCGTTTTTAATCAGCACGTATATATTTCCTTCCCTGCCGTATCTCCCGCTTCTCGGGTTTCTTATTTCATATAGCCCATCTCTTAACTCTTGTATATCATACCACACATCCCCGTGTTTCCCCGAACGGCTTGTCTTTTTCTCATCATACCGCACAAATTCTCTATTAAATATATATTTTTCATCCAGCCCTTTTAATCGGGCTATGTATGTTCCCCCGTGGCTTGTCCATATATTTAATCTCACCCTGTCGCCATCCAACATATCATATTTTTTTAAAAATTCTTTTAATTCCATTGTTATACCTCCTTTTTTTTAAATTTTAAAAATCATAAAAACTATACGACCATCTTCTTTCAAAACTGTAAGTATTGGACACTTTAACCTCCGCATCCTTTTTATACTGTATAAACCCGCCTATTGAATACGCCTCCCCAACTTTTAAAATTGTATATTTCCCCCCGTATTTTTTTAAAATCTTTTTAAATTCATCTAACCCAATTTTTGCAAAGTTATAAACCATAGCAAGGTATTTAGTGTCGCTTAATTCTGTTTCCGCTATCTCTGGGAACCCTAAAATTGGTTTTAATTTTTCATAGTCGCTTTCCCAATTGTTTAAAATTCCGTTATGAGATAAAAACATCATTTCATCACCTTTCTTTAACTTAAAATATGTTTTGTCAAAAACCGATATGTCCTCGGTTTTAATTAAAGGGAAGTTGTGTGTTAACCCTTTAATCTTTGCCCCAGATGTCCCATATCTAAAATGATGTATAAACAAACCCTTTTTTGGAAGCCCAGCATATAACTTTAAATAATCATTTAAAGTCATAATGCCTCTGTAAATTTCCCCCTCTCGGCTATTAACCCAGCCGATAGTTGCACCATCTGGATTGGAAAGCCAAGCGTTTGTTAACTCACTTTTTGTCATATTTTTGTTCCGTTCCATTATTATAACGCACATCAAAACCACCTCCTGTTTTTTTTATTTTTTAATATAAATCATTTTTAATTAGTTTCTTTGGCACATATATACTAACATTTGGATAATCGTAATTTTCGGTCATATTTATTTCATCAAAAGATATAACGCATTCGCCAAATTCTTTACTAAATTTTTCAAGCAATTTTAAAAGTTTTGTTGCTGTAATCTTTTTTTCTAATATATACTCTTTTTCATTTATTTTTTTAAACCCATATTTTTTTATGTCCATATAGCACCTCCTATATTTTATTTTACCAAATTTTTCCTTCCTTAATAAACTTTTGCACGATATATATTTTCCGCCAAAGCGGATAGTTTATCCATTTTTTATAAATGTCTGGGTAATCTCTTTTAAATATGTCATTTAATTTTTCTATTCTGACTTTATAAAAGGTTGCATTAACAAAACCCAATTGTTTCCAAATTTTTTCTTCAGGGGCATACCAATCTATCTTTTTTATGTTTTTGCCAGCACATTTCGGGCAATATGCCTGCGTGTTGTTATCAAAATAATAATTTTTGTTCTCATCGTTTGATAACGCTCCTCCACAGCAAGCACACTCTTGGGGCTTTTGATTTAAATTTTCCTGTTCCATTTTTGTCCTCCTATTTTTTTTAGTTTTTTGGGCTTGTGCGGTTGCCCACCGCTTTTCACCTCCTGCTATTTTATTTTCATATTTTGTCAAGTGTTTTTTTGAAATAATCTTTTGCATCTTTAAAGTCAATCTCTGCGGCTTCACCGTTTTTAATCAGCACGTATATATTTCCTTCCCTGCCGTATCTCCCGCTTCTCGGGTTTCTTATTTCATATAGCCCATCTCTTAACGCCTGCATATTATACCACACATCGCCGTGTTTCCCAGACCTGCTCGTCTTCTTTTCATCATACCGCACAAATTCTCTATCAAATATATATTTTCCATCCAGCCCTTTTAAGCGGGCTATGTATGTTCCCCCGTGGCTTGTCCATATGTTTAATCTCACCCTGTCGCCATCCAACATATCGTGTTTTTTTAAAAATTCTTTTAATTCCATTTTTGTCCTCCTATTTTTTTTAGTTTTTTGGGCTTGTGCGGTTGCCCACCGCTTTTCACCTCCTGCTATTTTTTATTTTCATATTAAGTATAGCATAAAATTTCAATTTTGTCAAGTGTTTTTTTTAATTTTTTTTAATTTTGGTTTCATAATACGAAACCGAGTTTTTCAAAATCTGAAAACCACCTTTAAAATAAAGGGGTTTTTAGATTTTAATTTCAATATATTATTATAAAAAATTTTTTATTTTTTACTGGGGCGTGGGTTTCTCTGGCTTGCCTATTAAAGAACATTTTAATTTTTGGCTCGTTTGTCTTATGCCCAGCCCAGCCCCTGTTTCACGATGCGAAACAAAAAGGCGATTTGTTTCGCATTGCAAAACCTCTCTTTTGCCTTTCCTATATATTATAGCATATAGTTTTAAATTTGTCAAGTGATTTTTTAAATTTTTTTTATTTTCGTTAAATTTTAGTTTTGTAATGTGGAATATATGTTTCACGATGCGGAACTCCCGGCTGGCGGTTTTTTGTTTCACGATGCGAAAAAATGTTAACCACGAAAATCACGAAAAGTTAACATAGTTATCCACACTATTTTTTGCTTTATTTTATTAGGGTTTTTTGAGTTATCCACAGTTAACTTTTTGATGTTAACAGTGTTAAAATTTTAACAGTTGCGTTTTACAATGTGAAACTTCTGGCACGATGCGAAACACGAAAAACACGAAAGCATAATAAAATAAGGGGTTTTTTAAAAAATTGCAAAACAGCAAAACGTGGCACAGTTATTGCTATATATAAAATGTAGTTTTTAAATTTTTAAAGAAAGAGGTGCTGTATAATGTATAATACAAGTTAGTTAACGTATATAATATAATGTGGTTTATTGTTATTATTTAAAAAAATTAAAAAAAGGAGGTTTTTATTATGTGCGTAATTTGGCAAGTAAACATTAAAAAAATGCAGGAAGAAAAAAAGAAGTTTTTTAGCATTGTAAAAGATGCGTGGACAAGGAATAGTGATGGTTGTGGCGTTTTATGGCACAGTAGTAAGGGATGCTATATAAATAAATTTTTAGGGTTGAAACAGTTATTAAAGTTTTTGTATAAAAATGTAGATAAATTTAAAGGGCTGGTATTACACTTCAGACAGGCGACAAGCGGGTTGATGGATTTACGGCACGTGCATATGTGGGCGATTGACACGGCAACAGGGCGATATGTTATAGCAGTAAATGGCATTGTGAATAACGTTGAGGACTGGCGGGCGTTATTAGGGCTGGAAGTTAGCGTGCCTATAAAGGGGGCTTTTGATTCGTGGGTGTTTATAGATTTTATAAAAAAATATAATGATATAGATAAATTAGGTGCATTAGCGAGGTTGACACGCAATAAGGTATATATATATAATGTAAATACAGGTAAACAGCATTACCTGGGCGATGGCTGGGAGGAAACAGCCTGGGGGCGTGTGTCGTCGTCCCCGTGGTTGTTTAGGGAGTATGGCGGGGGTTTTTGGTGGGATGAGGGGGTTGGTAACTGGATTTTGGGGAGGGATGGGGTGTGGCGGTTGTATAGTCCAAGCGGGGATGTTATAAAAGAAAATGATAAAGAGGAGGAGTAAAAATGAATATATTACAACAAAAAAGATTTTACATAGAAACTGAAAAGTTTTATATATCTGTTGATTTAAGATATATAAAACTGGTAAAAAAAGAATATGCAATATACGGGGGGGATTATTACAGCATTGAGAATAGCATTAAACAAACGGATAAATTGCGTTGTCTCACGGCTCTGGCGACAGGCTGGGGCTGGTATGAGTTGAAGCAAGCAAGCGACAGCGACAGCGACAACAACACGGCGGGGGTGCTTGATGATATAAATAAATGGGCGGGGGCTGGCAACAGGGGGATTGGGCGGGTCGTGGAGGCGGGCTATTTTTACCGTCCCGACACGTTGCAAGATATATTAACAACAATCTGGCAATATGAATATTATAAAATTATTGAAATTGAAAATTATAAATAAATAAAGGAGGTAAAAAACAATGATTTATAAAATAGGTTTAGAACTGGAAGGCGGCTCCTATGCGACAGAAAGTGAAACTAAAAGAATGCTGGCTCCCTTCTGTCAGGGCGTTGGGGAGGATGGCAGTCTGATGGGACTTGAAACGGATTACGTATATGAGGTTAAACTATTGTTTACGTTGTCGTCGTTTCAAGATTTTTCTTGCAAATTAAAAGATTACTGGTCGTCGTCGGGGTTTAAGCAAAATGAGAGTTGCGGTAACCATTTACATTTTAGCTTTCGTCCACGTGAAAATGGGTTGGCGCTGGCGTGGCTGTATGGGGAGTTTTTAAAGGAATATAAACAAGTATTTGGGGGGCTGGGGGATAAATATATAAACAGATTAAACAATGGCTATTGTAGAGGGGATTTTAATTTGCAAGTTTATTTTAAGCAGTTATGGTATAATTACAAGGATGGGAGTCGTTATTTTGCATTAAATTATAATTGCTATCGTCCGTTCAAAACGGTGGAGGTGCGAGTGCTTCCGTGGGCGTCGTCCCCTGATGAGTTGATAGAAAGCATTTCCAAGATGATAAATTTAGTAAAAAAATACACGACAAAAGAAGCGATTAAAGTAGCACGCAAACGTTATGAACACTATATAAACGAACCCGCAACAATAATAAAAAAGGCGGGCTTTAATGTTTCCCGCACAGAAGAGATTTACGGCAACGATTTATAATATATATAAGGAGGTTTTAAAATGAATAAACAAGATTATTTAAACAGTATAAAAACAGAGTTAAAAGAAAGATTTTTAATGAGATTAACAACAAAAGCACAGTTGTTAGATAAATTAAAAAGCAATACAGAGTTGTTTTTAGCAATACAGCATAGCGACAGCAACAGCGACACGAAAAAGACAATACTTTATTATAGCGATATTGCTATAATGTTATATGCGGGGTGGGATTGTAGCGATGATAATTATTTTTTATACAACGTTTTAATCTCCCCTACAAGTCCTGCCTTGCCACAGTTTTATAGCGACAATTTTTTTATGTTAGATTATAAATTATATAGTTATTTGAGCGACAGTATAAAGCAAGATTTAAAAAACATTGTAAACAACGCATTTAATTTTAATTCAAGCAACAACGATTTAAATCTTAAAGTAAATTTACAGTTTTTTGAGCATTATTCAGACAACAACAGCGACACAGATTTAATTTTTGAGCAATTGCAATTTTACAGTTTTTTACTTGCAATTGTCTATGACAACAAAAGCAACAAGTATTTTTATATTTTTAATAATTGCGTTATTATTAAAGACAGTAAAAATAACATTTACTTATGCTCTCGCAATCTTACAGATTTAAAGATGCATCAGCCAGTAAGAGCAAGCGACAACGTTTTAAAATACATAAAAGATAGTATATATTATAGCGATATTATCTTAAAAAACAAGTTTGAGGGGTTTTGTAAAGTATTAAAGAATAACGAAACAATTTTTATTAACAATACTTTAATTTTACCTCTAAACGATAAAGACCTGCAAGAAAAAATGTTTTTGTTTAAACTACCTAAAATATCATATTACAATCTATAAACTATAAACCAACAGGCAAGGGCGGGCTTCCTGCCTCCCCTTGCCTTCCTTCCTGCCTGCTTGCCTTCCTTCCTTCCTGCTTACCTTCCAAAAGTGCCGTTGTCATATATACTACCAACAATAACAATAACAACATTATAATATGCTTTACCTTTACATTTTCCTTTTGTCTTTTTTTATAAATAATCTTTACGTTGTTTATACTTCCTGCTTGCTTTATTGTTTGCTACTTCCTGCTATTGCTCTTGTTTGCTTTACTTCCTGCTTGCCTACTTCCTGCTTGCTTTATTGCTTGCTTTATTGCTTGCGTTTGTTTACAATACTTCCTGCTTGCTTTCCTGCTATTGCTCTTGCCTGCCTGCTTTACTTCCTTCCTGCCTGCGACTTCCTGCAATACTTCCTGCGTTTGTTTATTGCCTGCCTGCTTTACTTCCTGCCGTTGCTTGCTTGCCTATTGCTCTTGCTTGCCTGCTTGCTTGCCTGCGTTTGTTTATTGCCTGCCGCTTACCTACTGCCTGCTATTTTGTTTTGCCTGCCGTTATTGTTTTATATGCTCACTTTCGTGTTTCGCATCGTGAAACTTTTCTCGCACGTTTGTCTTACCAGTCCAGCGTTTCAAGTCCAACATCCAACTTCGTATAATCAAAGTTATGTAAACTTTCATTTTTAGTCAATGTTTACAATGCTTTTTTATTACTGCAATTGCTTGCTTTTTTAAAATTTAGCCCGAGCCCCTCCCCCGCCCCCTGCCCCCCTTAATGCACACTCTTTCAGTCGCCAAAGAAAGTGAAAAATTGGGATGTGAGGTTGAGAAGAGGTTATAGGGATGGGGGGATTTAGCGGTTTTTAGGGCAATGGTTGAAATATTTTTTGCTGGAAGGGGTAAGATAGCGGGGTGGAAGGAATAAAGCGTTAAAATGGCTAAAAATGAGGTTTTTAAAGAATTAAGGTTTTTAGGTTAAAGGAAATAAAAAGTCAGCGTTTGGCGTCAACGTAAGTTGACGAATATATATATCTATTCTTATCTATTCTTATCTTATCTATTCTATTCTTATCTTATCTGGCGTGAACATTGTGCGAACAGTATTCATACATTGTGCGAACAATGTGCGAACACGGATTTTTGGGCTTTTAAGAAATGGTAATAAAATAAGGCGAAAAATTAGATATCCACAAGTTATCCACAAAGCAAGATTTTTATGTATTTTAGCCATCCCGGAAGTTATCCACAGGTTATCCACATTGATTTTTGTTTTATTGTTTGTGGGGTTGGTTATGAACAAGATATCAACAAAGTTATCCACATACAACACATTGTGCGAACATTGTGTTTACAATGTGTTTATTAGTTATGCACATTATCCACAGCACAACAACAACAAGATTATATATATTTATAAAAAAAAATAAATAAAATATAAATAGTGTTTATATAGTTATAGATTATTTAAGAAGTGATAGTGTTATGCAAAGGGGGTTGTAGGGGGAAGGAGATTTTTGTTGACAAAATTAAGTTTGTTGTGTATAATTGTAAAAAAAAGAGAATGGAGGTTTGAATGGAAGAAAAAGAAAACAATGGAATAGCAGGACAGATAGAGAATAGCATAAAGTTGAGTATGGAAGAGGTAGAAGGTTTAAAGAGAATTGCTGGTGATAAGAATAAGTTTACAGATTACATTGAGGTGTATCGTGCGTGCAAGATGGGGTTGAAAGGTGGGGAATTGTATAAGTTTGTTTGCGACCGAACTGGGAAGGAAGCAAACCCAGGGACAATATCAACGATAAAGAGAATGGTTTTTAAGATTAAAGAAAATTTGGGGCATTTGTTATATGGGGTTGGTTCACCAGTTGCAAGTATTATTAAGACAAAGTTGAATGATGTTGCGGAGTTGGGGTTGACAAAAGAAAAAATTGCAAAGGGGTCATTGAGAGATAATATGCAATTGTTTGCAATGTTGTTTGATAAGATGAGATTGTTAGAAGGACAATCAACGCAGAATATAGCAATTGCAACGAGCGATATTCGGGCGAAGGCGTTAGAAGAAGTTGAGAAAAAATCTGTTGATATTGAAAAGAAATTAGCAAAGTTAAAGGAAATGGCAAAAGAAAGAGGGATTGAAATTGAGTAGAAAATCAAATAAACAAATTATTGATGAAATAAATAAATTACAAAAAGAATATAACAAGTTGCTGGAATTAAAAATAGAATTGAATGCAGATAAGAGTTTATATGATTTTGCATATTTTCTTGGCTATCGTGATTTATACGAACCACTCCATAGACCATTTTGTGATTTTATTGAAAGCAGGGATTATTTTTATAAGTTGGCGTTTTTGCCAAGAGGACATTTTAAAACAAGTTTGGGAAATGTTAGTAATATAATTTATACGCTGGTGAAAAATCCATTTGAAAAAATTTTGATTTATTCATCATCAAAAGAAAAGGCAAGAGATATGCTTATGGTTGTAAAAGGTGTGTTTGAAAATAATGAAAGGTTTATAAGAAGGTTTGGGAATTTTGTTGGGAAGAGGATGTGGACAAAGGATGCGTTGTTGATAGCCCAAGCGGAAAAAGATTGGAGGGAAAATACATATTCAATTGAAATCGGTGGGCTTGATGAAGCATTAACAAGTAAACATTTTACGTATATAATTTTTGATGATATCGTTAACAGGACAAATAGTAAAACATTTGAGCAAAGACAAAAAGCATATGATACAATGAATGAAGCAATAAATAGTTTGTTGAACCCCGGCGGGCGAGTTTTGGTGCTTGGCAATATATATCATCACGATGATGCATATCGGAAAATTATTGAAAAAGATAATGTTGATAAAGGCGGAAGATTTAAGTGCTATATAAGACAGGCAATTGAAGGGTATAAAGATATTGATAATATCTGGGAAGGCAAACCTATTTTCCCAGCAAGATATTCTATTCAGTATTTGAAACATCTTGAAGAAACTGATGAGTATTATTTTTGGTGCAACTGGATGAATTATCCGAAATCAAGTAAACAAAGAATTTTTAATTTTGATTATTATGCAAGATATGAGGATGATGAGATTTTAGATAAATTGACTGATAAGATTGCAATTCTTGACCCAGCAAGCGGGAAAAATAATCAGTGGAATGATGATACGGCTTTTTCTATTTTCGGAATTTATGGAAATAAAATTTATGTTGTTGATATGTATTCTGACAAGATTGATGATAATAAATTGTGTGAAAAAATTTTTGAGTTAATGAAAAAATATAATGTTAAAACATTGTATGTTGAAAATGCAAGCACACAGGAACATTTGATAAATTTTTTGAAAGTAAAGAAAAAAAATTATGGGGCGGATGATGTGGATGTTGATGGAAGTATATCACCGAATAATAGAATTAAAAGCCAAAGGATAATACAGTTGAAACCATATTTGCAAAACAAACAAATTGTTTTTCCTAAAAGTAGAATTCATAAGACAGAGTATTATGGCGAAACTGATATAATACAAAACTTGCTAAAAGAGGAATTTGATTTTTTCCCATTTGGGAATAGGGACAATCTTATGGATACAATTGCATATTCTCTTGACATTTATGATGAAACTTTGGGATTGATAGAGTTGTTTGATGAAGGCGTTGTAAATGAATATGATGAAAAAAATTTGCAAAAAACACTTGCAAAAAATAATTCTATGGTGTATAATTCTGGTGATGTTCTTGAAGATTACGATGAAGATATTGAGGATATAATTGAAATTTAAAAGAAAGGAGTTTTATGGAAAACATTTTAATAATTGTTTTGCTTTCACTTTTGATTATAGTAAGTTTTGTTTATTTAAAAATTTTTGTTGAAATCATAAAAATAAACAAAGCACAAGAAAAAGAAATCCTTGAAAAATTTTTGGGATTGCAAAAGGAATTAGAGGAAAAATTTTTGGCGTTTAATAGAGATGTTTATGAGGATTATAAAAATTCTGTTGTGAAAGAAAATGTTGTTCAAGAAGAAAAAACAGAAATTGATGATGAAATTCTTAAAAATGGGAATGAAATAAAAACTATTGATACAATTGAAAAGGAGGAAAATTATGAAGAAATTATTTAGTTTAATTTTATTGTTCTTTTTATTTGCGATGGTTAAATCTTATGCGGCGTGTTCTGATTACAGCGGAAAAGGAAAAATTGAAGGGAGCCCGTTGCAGGTTGTAAAAACAAGTGGGGAACAAACTTTCACTTTCGTTTTTACAAATAATACAAATTTGTCTATAAATAACGGTTTACTTGAAATGAGTGTTGACTCATCATATTTTAGTGATTTTATAAAAGTTACTGTAACTGCAATTAACGGAACAATTTCTTCAATTACTAAAAGCCAACGTGGAGCATATAAATTAGATATTGGGATAAGTTCATTAACCCGTTATACTGGAAAAATAAAAATAATTTATACAACAAATAAAGCATTATTGCCAAACAATAATGTTAAAATTTTTAGTTCTGGGAATTATATATATTTTAATTCTCAATTTTGCGGGACTAATAGTCCAATGCTTGTAAATGATACTAATGAAATTTATTTATATATGCCGACAGCGACAGCGACTATAACCAATACAAAAACAAATACGCCAACGCCAACCGCAACTAAAACTAAAACAAATACAGCAACAGCAACAAATACATATACAAAAACAAACACCCCAACTATAACAAATACAGCAACAATAACAAACACACCGACAATAACAAAAACCCCAACAGTAACAGCAACGCCAACACCATACAGTGCAGAAGACAAAGCGGCATTATATCAAAAAATTGTTCCATATGATTTAGATAAATTGATAAAAGGGGAAACGGTATATGCGACATACAGAATTGAAAAAGATGCTGGTTATAGAACAATTGGACTTTTTTGCGAAAAAAAAGACACGCTGGTTGCAATATCTATCATTGCTGACCAGACAACTGATATTTATCTTTATGAAGGGACTGAAATTACTGGAATTTATAATCCAAATATTTTTCCATATTATTGCAATTATTTAAAATATGGGTTAACTAATATGGATAATATTTATCCGAGAATATGCGATTATCAAGGGAATACATATACTGGGCATTTGATAGCAACATCTAAAATAGTAAATTTTGGCGGGGTTTATTTAATGCCAAATAAATACATTATTATGACAAAGGATGTTAAATATACCCTTGCATTATATTCAAGTGCAGCGGCAACTGTAATTGTTAGATTTGAAGTTATTAAATAAAAAGAGGCGATTATGAAAAAAATTGTTTTTGGGATTATATTTATATTTGCTGTTTTGAATTTAATAATTGCTGAAACAACGATTGCAATTAAAGTAAATACTGTAAATATAAATGGGATTTTAGTCCCAAAAGTTGATGAGGAAATTTATACAAGTTGCATAGCAACAAGCATAGAATATTCAAAAAATAAAAAACAATGTATAATTATTTTGCAATTTAAAGATGATATACAAAAAAATGCATTTTTGAATAAATTTAAAAATTATACTGTAATAAATGATGTAAATAATTTTACGGAGAAAAATGATTTTTCAAATAATTTGAGTTGTATTGTTGAAACATTTACAAATACGGCGATGGCAAAAGCAAAAGCAAAAGAACTTGGCTTCCCTGTGAAAGAGGCACAATAATGAAAAAATTTATTTTGTTTTTATTTTTTATTTTCTTTTCAATAAATATCTTTTGCGGAATAATTGCTTTATATGATTTGGAACAAAATACAAATAATTCTGTATCATCTCAATATAATTTATATAGGCAATTTAATCCAACATCAGATTTTTATTCTAATACAATTACTTTTTCTGGCAATTATAGTTTTTATGCAAGAAAAGGTGGAGATAATTCAAGTTTAGGAAATAATTGCCAGTTATTAGTTGACCCAGACCTAAATGTTTTAATGTCAACAAAATCACGATTTACAATTTTTGCTCATAGTTTTAATTATGACAGGGAAGGGGCTGGGCAATTTGATGCCGATGCTATATTTAAAAAAACAGGGACATATTGGATGCAAATACAAATTTATACTGGAAATAGCGGATGCGGAAATGATGGATTGGCGTGGTGGAATTTTATAAATACTCTTTCTTGCGTTGGAACAGCAACATACGGACAATGGGTGAGATATCAAATAGAATTTACTGGGACACAATATAAATTATATGTAAATGGTGAATTAAAAGGGACATTAAATAATTCTAATAGTTTGTTTACTGGAAGTGATTTGGGATTTCTATATTTTAATGGGAATGGTGTCGGGGCACAAGGGAATTATGGTTGGTTTGATTATGCTGGTGTTTCAGATGAAATTTATAACGGGGGCTTCCCTTCTCTTCCAACAAATACCCCAACAATAACAAATACATTTACAGTCACACCAACATTTACTATTACGAACACCTCAACAAATACTGGAACAAATACAATGACTTTTACAAATACAGCAACATATACAAATACTCCAACAAATACATTTACAGCAACTGATACAGCAACAAATACACCAACTTTTACAATTACAAATACGCCAACTATAACACCAACACCAACTTATACATTTACGCCAAATCCGACATTGCAATTACATCCATTTGAAATTTTTAGTTATTATAGGAGCAAAAATGTATCTATACAAAGAAAAAGATAGCAACGCAAAAGTTAAAAAGATTATAGATTATTTTAAAGCGGCAAAGAGGAATAGAGCCGATTTAGAAAAAGATTGGTTTATAAATTATGCATCGTATAAGAAGAATAATAAAATTTATATGTTAAATGATGTTGGGTCTATAATTGAAATAAACATAGAAAAACTTGAAAAAATGAATGAAATGAGGACAAATAGAATTTTCCCAATTGTTAGGGCTTTAAATTCACAACTTATGGCAAACCGACCAATGTTTTCTGTTGATACTTCTAAATATGATAAAATACCAAGTTTTGATTTGAGAGTGCAGGAAGCATTGGCTAATGATAAATACGAAAAGATGAAAGATAATGTAATAAGAGAAGCAAGAATACACTATATAACAACTGGAAATTTGGTTTTTAAAATATTTAATAATGCATTGAAAAAATATATCGTTATTGATAATAAGACAGAAATTATCCCAGAAACAGATATTGAAATTGTTGTTGTGCCGATATTTGATTTTGTTGCAGATGATACGAATAATTATCTGGAAAAGAGTGCTTTTACAATACAAAGAATTTTATTGCAGAAAAGCGAGGCGGAAAAGATATTTAATAGAAAATTTGATACAGTTAAAACAATGAGCGGGTTTTATGATTATAATACTTGCGAGAAAGTAAATGGCGAATATGTCGCTATTTATGAGTATTACGAAATTGCAAGGGAAGATAATGAAAATGGATATTTTATACAATGCACTGAAAAAGAGATTTTGGATGAAGGTGAAAATCCAACACCAAATGGTAAATTGCCATATATTTTTGTTAAACAGTTAGAATTGGGCGAATTTTATTCAAATAGTTTAATATCTTATTTAAGACCACAATTAAAAGAATATAATGCAAGGCGTTGGCAATTAAATGAACATAGCAAAAAGATTGCCAAACCATTGCTTATTTTGGATAAAAATGCAAAAATTCAGGAAGAAAAATTTGGCAGTGAAAGGGTTTCAGTTGTTAGGGCGAATTTGCGTAGTGCCGCCCCGCCAGCGTTTTTAAACCCAGGGGAGTTTTCTCAATACTTCTTCTTAAATTTAAGTTATCTGGATAATGAGATAAAGGATATATCTGGATTGCACGATGTTAGTTTTGCAAGACCAATAGGAAGCAGAGCCCCAGCAATGTCATATCAGTTTTTAAAAGACCAAGATGATACAATGAATTCAGAGTTAATAATATCTTTTTATGATGGGATTGCAAAACTGTTAAATTTATATCTTGATTTCATAAGAAATAAAAAAGATAATAAAGAAATTATAAGTTATTTTGGAAATAGAAATTATGTGTATGGGGAATTTATTGGGAAGGATTTGAAAGAAGTTGAAATAAAATTAACAAGTATGTATGGACTTTCGGCTAATAGAACAATAAGGCAACAGCAAATAGACAGGATGATTGCGATGGGCTATATTGATAAATGGACTGGATTAAGATTGTTGGAATTTGGGGAGTTAGAGGGGGTGTATGGGTTGCAGAGATATGATATTATGCGGGCAAATAAAGAAAATCAATTGATAAGGGAAAATAAAATCCCAGCAGTTGATTTATATGAAAATCATTTAATACATATACAGGAACATATAAATGATTTAAGAAGCGGTGATTTTTTTATAACCCCAGATATGCCAACAACTGAAAAAAATAGATTGCAAAAGTTAAGAGAAATTTTCTGGGCACATATAGATATGCATTGGAGTGCAATAGGCGAATTGCTTAATAAAAATAAAATGATTGCTGGCATTATACTTGATTTAAAAAATATGCCACAAGATATAGTGCAGTTGCTTATGGCTCAATATCAAGAAGAACAGCAACAAGCATTGGCTCAACAGCAGATGGCAATGCAACAGGCAAGTATGGGTGGTGGAACGGCTATGGATTTAATTAAACAAAGAATTTTAAATGAAATAGCGAAACAATCTGTTCCGTCAGGCGGAACACAAGAGGGAGGAGGTGAGGAAGGTGCAACTCTTTGAAAAACTTAAAAAGAAAGCAGATGGGAAATACTTTGTTTCATTAGACAAAACTGGAGATAGTATAATTATAAACGAAATTTTGTCTGATGAGGATTTGAAAAATATATTGAAAAACGATAGAAAAGAAATTGATGAAAAAATTGAAAAAAAAGAGTTTATAACATTGGATGAGGTTAAAAATGACTTTGAGACATTTAAGCATATACTTACGAAATAACTTGACAAAACAAATAAAATTTGATATAATTTAAAAAAAAGTTTCAAGAGGTGAAACAATGGAAGACAAAAAAAATGAAACAAAAAATATAGATGAAAAAGCACAGCAACAGGAACAGACGCAGTCGCAAGAGCAGAGTTTAGATGAAATTATATATCCAGAAGAATACTTCGGTGAAAATGAGAAGTTTAAAATAGGTGATGATATTGTTTCTTTTAAAGAAGTTAAAGAGATTGTAAAGACATTAAAAAATAAAGCCAAAGAAAATACTGGGAATAATACCGCTTCAAAAACCCCACAAGGTTCCGAAGCCCAAAAAAAGGCAGAAGAAAAAGGAGCGGAAAAAACAAATGCAAACGCAACAACAAATACAACCGAAAACGCAAATGCTAATGTTAATTTGGATGAAAAAGAATTACAGCACGCAAGAATGCTTTTGGATGCCAAAATTTCAAATACTTTGTCCTTATTTAAATATACGAAAGGAATTGAGATTAAAAAGGATGAAGTAGAGAAGGAATTAAAGGCATTGGCTGACAAAGGGGAGCAAATTACATTAGATACGGTTGATGTTGTTGTTGAAAATATATATAAGGCAAAAGAAGAACAGAAAAAGAAAGAATTAAGCGAATATATTGAGCAAAAGAAAAAAGAGAAAACCCCTCTGGGGAAATCTCAAATTTCAAAAGTTGCAAATGTCTCTGAAACAAGAAATGATTTAAAAATTGATTATAACTCTATAATTAAGGATTTTTCTAACTTTAAAGAAAAAATTAAAGGAGGTAATTAACAATGGCAGTAGATTTAACAGTAGTGAATGAATATTTAAAAACACAGTTGGTTGGCGGAATAAACAACCAGATGTGGACAGATGTGTATACTTTAAACAGATTAAAGGCAAGCAATGTAGGTATTAAGGAAACTGGAAGGGAAGTAGAAGTAAGGTTAAGAATGGGTGGAAACAATGGTGTAGCACAGTCAGATGTTATCCCAAAATCTGGGAGAACAAAACACGTGGTTAGCACAGCCAGTTTAAAGAAAGCATATGCTTTCTTGGAAATTGATGGCGATGCTATTGGTTATGCTCCACAGGATGAGGAATTAGCGTTTATGGGAGCATTGGTAGGCGAAACGCAATCCGTTATTGATACTCTTGAAAAGAATATCAATATATCTTTGTTTGGAAAAGGGGATGGCGTTCTTGGAACAGTTTCATCCTATGCCGCAGGGGTTATTACTCTTGATACACCAAATATGCTGTGGTTTGATATAAACCAGTATATAGATGCAAGAGATAGCACAACTGGGGCATTGGTTGGTAGATATGTTATCACCGCAGTTGACCCAGAAAATAGCCAGATTACAATAGATACAACGCCGATAGTTGGGTCATTACCAAGTGGTGGTGAATATATAACCAATCAGTATGAATACAATAACACAATAATGGGCTTAAATGGGATTGCTGATGATGGCACAGAATTAGATGAATTGCAGGGGGTAAGAGCATCTGATTGGTATTTATGGAGAGCAAAGGTTAATGAAAATGGCGGAGTGGCAAGAGCATTAGACAAGGAAATGCTTGATAAAATGCTGATTTATGGAAGACGTAGTGGCGGATTTGATATGATTATAACAAACGAAAATGTCTTCTATGAAATGGCGGCATTGCTTGAAGACCAGAGAATGATTGTTAATGTTACTATGCTGAATGGCGGATTTGAAGGGGTAAAATGGGGCAATAAAGAAATCTTTGTTGATTATCTTGCCCCAAAAGGGAAGATATTCTTTGTTAACTCAAAATATCTTGAAATACGTCAGTTAGTCGGCTCTGAAAATGGTATGTTCAACGCAACCAGATTTATCCCTCTCGGGAAAGATGGTATTTTAATACCTGTCTTTGAAACTGGCGAAGTTGAATTATACAAGGCATTGTTAAGGGTTGACTGCCAGTTAGTAACAACGAAACGTAATGCTCACGGAAAAATAACTGATATACAAGAATAAATTTTAACCCATAACCCACTGGGGGTAAAACCCCAGTGGGGAGGGGGTTTTAGGAGGATATTATGGCAATAGAACATCTGAAATATGAAATGAAACAAGCCATAAATAGCAATGAAGAAAGAAAAATTGCAAATAAAGAAGCATTTAAACAGGCAGTGTTAAAAGATTTTAAAGATTTTTATAAAAAAAATGTAGGGAAAATAAATGCAAAAATAGAGCCGATGTCAGCGGAAGCATACAATGAATTGATAAAAAGAGAATTGGAAAGGGAATAAAAATGACAAGTTATGATATGTTAAATAGAATAAAAAAGGCATTAAATTATAATCCAATATTTTCAGATACTGATATAGTTGATGAAATAAAAGGGGCTTTGGAATATATTGAAAAAAGAACTGATGCTGGGAAAAGAATTTATACAATACAATGCACTGGCGATTTATATTATGATTTATCAGCATTGGGAAATACTTATAAAATAATAAATGTTTATTATGGACAAAATGAATTAACAACAACAAATCAGATAAATGAGGGTTTTATAAAACTTGAAAAAATTGATATGAAAGATGTAAATGTTGTTAAATATGGCTATTGGATAGATAAACAGCAAATAAATAATTCTCAAAACGATTTTGTAAAAGTTTTAAAATTGAATTTTACACCATCAACAAATTATTATTTGAATATAATTTATGTAAAATGGGATAATTTGGATGAGTCAATTTTTAATACGGATACTGATTTAGATACATATATTGAACCAGAAATGCAAAGTTTAATAATAGACAGGGTTATTTTTATTTTAAAAAGAATAGATAGGGATGAGTTGTATCAGGATTATAAACAAGATATGCTTGAAGCAATTGACGACTTGGACTCTATAAACAAAGAAGATATAAAATTTATATGAAAGGAGGCAACAAATATGCCAAAAGTCCAGATTGTATGTGGAAAAGATGAGACAAAGAAAATTGTTGTAAATGGTAAAGTGGTGGCAGAAGGGAAAAATGGAGATGTTATAGAATTGCAAGGGGCTAATTATAAGATTGCAATATCAAAGCCATATGTAAAACCAGTTGTTGTAAAAGAAGAAAAGAAAGATGCAGAAAAAGAAATCAAAAAAAATAGCAAAAAAGAAGGTTGATATTGATTGTCCGCACCATTATTAAAACAAAATATAATAAATTTGGCGTCTGGGGAAAAAGGTATATTTACGGGCGGATTACATCTTTCCCCAGACCCCAATTTAGTAAGAGATAATGAAAGCCCAGATTTATGGAATATAGATTTTACAAAAGAAAATATAATCCTTCCACGTAAAGGAACTATAAAAAAATCAGATTTAACTTTTACTCCTAAATATGGCTATACATTTGTGAATACAAGCGGGGCAAGTTATGTAGTATTATCCGATTATGAATATCATTATTTATCCTCTGATTTAGTAAATTGGACTAAAATAAATGATGGGCACGCTAATCAAAATTCTGTTATAACACGATTTGCTTTTATAAACGGGAAAATATATGGGACAAATGGGATTGATAATGTATGGTCTTATGATGTTGAAAATAATACATACGCAGAAGAAACTGATATCCCAAAAGGGATTTACCCAATAGTTCATAATAACAGATTGTTTATGGTATCAACATATGCAAATCCATTAGCAGTATATTATTCAAGATTAGACGATGAAACAGAATTTACACACCCTATAACTGGCGTGACAAATGTGTTTTATTTAGACCAAAGCATAAGCCAAAGAATAACAGGGGCAATATCTTTACAAAATAAATTATATATAGGGACAGAAAAGGCAATTTACGTTTTTTCTGGTTGGGATGAACAGGACTTTTATTTAACAAATTTAACAAAGGAAATTGGGTTTGGCTCCCACGAAAGCATAAGGGAGTTTAATGGGAAAATAATTTTTTTAGCCACAGATAGCAATTTTTATGAAATTGATGGGACAAATATATATCCAGTTGGGGATAATATATTATATGGCATTAAAAATTCAATAGGACAAATAAATGCTTTCATTGAAAAAACATTGAGAATTGGAATAAACGGGGATGATAGTTGGGAAAATATGAAATATGCCAGCAATGATTTTGTTTATAAAACAAAAAACAGTGATTTGAATGGTGAAATAAGTTATCCCATTGGGAGTATGATAAAAATACAAGGTAGTAGTGGACAAATTTGCAAAAATGGTGCTTTTACAAGCAATTGGGATTATATGTCAAAAAATGATAACTGGTCTTCTGATAATGATATTGGGAATAGGGGGGTAGAATGGGAGATTCATAGTAATGCGGCACGAGGTAATACTCAATATACACCTAACAGTTGGAAAACTTTTATAGATAAAGTTGCCATTGAAATTGTAGATGGAAATAATGATAATCAAATTGGAGAAATAAAATGTTCTGGGAATGTCGGAGTTTTTATTTCTGGGAATATTATTGGCTATACATTTCAAAATAATCAAACATTTTATATTAACAATTATTATGACAATGGCTATCCAACAACTAAAAATGGGATATGGGAACCAAATGATTTAAAATACAGGCGAATTAAATTGAGAGTAAGGGTTTATAGAAAAAAGTGGCTTAAAGGTTATGATACAATATATATTGGGGATGCTGGCACGACAACAATTGAAACAGACCCATTTTTTTGTAACCCATTTGGGAATATTATTGTTGCAGTAAGAATACAGTCGCTTGATGGGGATGGTTATTATTTGGCTCATCAATATTTTTTTATAAATAATTTTGGATGGGTAATAGCAAATGCATCCGATAATATAGCAATTTACGAAACAAAAGAAATAAATCTTGGAAAGGTAACAAGATTTGGCACATTATTGTGCGATTATACTAAAAATATAACTGGCAGTGAAATAAAATTTTATTATAAAGTTAAAATAGGAAATGGTGGTTGGAGCGATTATATTGAAATACAAAATGGGGGAATAATAAATGAGGGGGCTGGTGGGGATGGAACAGAAGATGTTTATATACAGATTAAAGTAAGAGATGCATATAGTTCGGGCGATGGCTCTTATGAGATAGATATATTTAATACGCTTATTATAAAATATTATTATTCTATGATAAAATTACCCCCAGTTTATGAAAATATAACTTCTATTGTAAAAGATGGGAAATATTATATTTCAATGGCAGTAGATAAAATGAATATAAATTCAAATTATAACAACGTTGTTTTTGTTCTTGATGAATATAATGGTTTCCCAAGATGGAGTAGATGGGATGTTTTAGTCACTTGGTTTTTTGATTTTGGAAATCAAATAAATTTTGTTAAAAATCAAAAAATTTTTGAATTTGATGAATTAAGTATATATGAAAAATATAATTTAACGGATTGGGAATATGTAAACTCAAAAAAACCATTTTATTATTCCACTAAAAGTTTTGATTTTAATTTATTCGGGATTTTAAAATGGTTTAAATATATTCTATTTGATTTGAAGTTTGTTTATAATGCATATAGTCGGAGTGGTCGGGACAATTTATATCATATTGAAGTTTATACCGACAAAAAATATGCAGGGACATATTTAAATTATGATTATTTAAGTGGCGTTTATATAAAGAGAGATGATTTTAAAGGATTAAGATGTGGACAATTGCATTATTTTACAGAGCCATTATTCTATCAAAACCCAGGGGATTTTGTATTATTTTATAAAGAGGATGAGGATTATTATACAACGCATAAAAAAATAATTGGATATGGGGATAAAATAGCATTAAAATTTATTTTTTCTGGTTTATCGCAAAATTATTTTCAAATCTTTAATTATACAATCAAAAATGTAGGGCTATATATTGAAACAAAAGATTATGCTCAAATGCCAGTAGAAGATAGTCGCAAACCCGCTATTAGCATTACAAATATAAATGACAGGAGGGAATAAATGCCTTTAACAAAAACTGGCAAGAAAGTTTTAAAAGCAATGCAGAAATTTTATGGACAAAAAAAGGGAAAGCAAGTTTTTTATGCAACAATGAATAAATATAAAAAACATTGGGAACGCAAAAAATGACACTTGAAAATAGTAAAAAAAATGATATAATTGATAATAGAGATATAAATGCTATTAAAGATAAGATACAAGGAATTGAAAGAATAAAAAGAAAAGAAAATATAACAACCACTGGTTCTTTATCAAATTCGTATGGAAAAGATGGTGACCAAAAATTCGTAAATAAAAACGGGCAAATGAGAGTTTATTATAAAATAAACGGAAAATGGTATTATGCAAATTTAACAGAGGAGGTTTAAAATGGCAGATTTTAATACAGGAAATTTAGACCCAAGAGTTGCATCTATGTATGCCCCAATGTTCCAGCAAGGAATGAGTGATATACAGAGACAGGGACAGGAAATGCAACAACAGATATATGGACAACTTGCAAGAAGGGGGATGTTATCATCTGGACTTTTACCAACATCATTGATAGGAGTAAATGAAGCAGTAAACAGAGGAATTAGCAATTTATATGCTCAAACGTATCTCCCAGCAATGCAAGAAAGTTTGGCGTTGCAAGAAGCGAAAAGGCAGGAAGAAGAAGCAAAAAATTGGGCTTTACTTAATACGGCTATAAAATTCGCTTCTCCATTATTTATGACCCCAATATATGGCTTATCATATAAATTAGCACAAGGGATGCTCGGGAATTCTGGTAGCCAAATGTTTAATTATATATTTGGGGAGAGGTGATAAGCAATGGGAACAATAAACCCAGAAGGGGCAAGCAGAACAATTGCTGGCATATCAGAAATATTTGGGCAATCTATCCCAGTTGACCCAGCTTTTGCAATAAATAATTTATTAGAAAGGCGGAGACAAGCCGAACAAATTGTTGGGCAACTTGGCGTATTTTCGCCTTTATCGGCTTTAACAGAAGTGGTAGGGGATGAGGAAACAGCCAAGATTTTAAAAAAGTATGCAATGGATAAATTAGACAAGATTGATAAAATCCCAATGGGCATAGCATATGCTATGTTTGGGACAACATATCCGCAATTATTAAGGGCAAAACAGGAAAACGAAGACCTACTTCTAAAACTTAAAGCAATATACGGTGGGAAGGAAGAGGGTGTTTCTGTAAAAGAAGTCGCAGATGCAATTGCTAAAAGCAAACAAGAACAACTTAATAAAATATATATCAAAGACAAAAATGGGGATTATGTTGTAAAAGAACAAAATTTAAGAGATGCTTTTAAAACAATAAGAACGCAAGGCGACCAAGATTTAAGAACGATATCAAATGCGTATTCAATTTTGATAGACAAATATTACGAAGCATTAAAGAATGGGTATATAGATGAAGCAAATAAATTAAAAGAGAATATGGATAATTTAGATGCTAATTTGCAATGGCGAGCATTGGGATATTATGTAGATAAAAAAGACCCAACTAAATGGAATAAATTTATAGATTTAATGGGGAATTTGCAAGCAGTTAAAGAGGCGATAGATTTAGACAAAAATAAATATAAGCCAGATTATAATTTGGCGGCACAGGATATATATAGTAAGGCAAAAAATATAAAAATTGAAAATATCCAAAATGCTATTAACCAATTACCCATATCAAGTAATGGCATACAAAAGGCTGGGGCGACCGCTCTTGATTTACTTGGTTTACAAAGTTTAATAGATTTAGGGCTTCGTGGCGGAGAAGGGCTATTTAACATTGTTTCCCTTATAAATAATTATAATAAAAATCAGGGACAGCAGGGGCAAATGACACAGGCAACATCAACGCCAACACCAACCCAAACAATGACCGAACCAAATACTATAAATACCTATCAAGCCCCACGCCCTCAACAGTTGCAACGCCCATAAGACGAGAGGATAAAAATGCCAGTATATATATATCCAAGAGATATAGAAAATTTAAGAAGAATAAACTATGAGGAAATGATAAAAAGTAATATGATTGGCATCCCAGAACAACCACAAACAGCAGAAAAACTTGCTCTTGGGATGTATATGGCTAACCCAGTTATACAGCAAAGAATAAATGAAGCAATGCAGTTAGGTGATAAACCGCCAGATTGGGTTTTACAAAGCCCTGATGATATTGGATTAAATTTAAAAACTGTTGGGAAATGGCTTGGAACGGCTGGCTATTCTATATGGAGTGGGGTTAAAGATATGGCGTTGGGCGTATTTGACCCAAATATTCCACAAGAAAAAAATTATGCTCAACTTGAAGGGCTTATGCAGGAATATGTAAATACTGATGACCCTATAAAAAAGAATGATATATTGCTTAAAATAAATGCTTTATCCCCTATTGCTGGGAATAAGTTTTTATCTTGGTTGCAAAATTTAGTGCCAACAGCCCTAATTGGAGCAGGGGGACTTAATAAAATTGGGGCTTTACCAGAAACAATTAAAAGAGCATCTGAATTGGGATTGCATACTATGGGAGTTAGTATGGCAGCAAATTTTTCAATAAATTCAATAGCAAATGCATCAGAAGGGAAATATAAAGATATATTGTTTGAGGCGGCAACAGACCCACTCGGGGCTATGTTAAGTTTTTATTACCCAATATCAGTGTTAAAAAAATTTGGGAAGTTTAATAGAATTAAAGGGGAAGTTGTAAGAGATACTCCTGAACAGAAAATAGATAATATAATAAATGCAGATGACCAAGTAGTAAAGCCAGAAGAGTTTACCCCAGAATTTACAAATACAATGGATGGATTAAGAAATAATATACAAGAAAAAATAAATAATTTAATAGGGGAAACTGTGGTAAAAAATGTAGAAACTGGGGAAACAATAATTAAAAACCCACCATTATATAATTTTTATAAAAAGATTGAAAATGTTATAGATTTTACAAAAGATAAAAATACATTGGAAAAATTAAATGAGATTTTAGAAAAGCATAGCGATAAATTAAAAGAATTAAATGCAATGGATGATTTTAAATCTCATATAGAATTGGAAAATTTTGGACAAGATTTTAAAAAGATTAACAAAGAAATGGATTATATTTTTAACCCATCTCAACCAACCATTGAGAATTTAACAGAAAGAATAAAATTTATTGCTGGGGAAAAGTTGGATGAAATAGGGCGAGATATGTTTGGTAATGCATTTAGTAATACAAATATTGAAGATTATTATAAAAAATCAATAGATGCCTTGCAAAAAAATATTGAAAAGGTTGCTGATATATATAAAGAAGACCCAAAAAGGAATTTTGTGGATTTTATTGATTTAATGAAAAAATCAGAAAATGAAATTGTTGAAGCAATATTAGACCCGAAAAATGCTGGGGAGGTTATACGAAATTTTGAAAGTGAGGCGGAAAAAACAAAATTAAATGCAGTTGATAGATTAACAAAAGATACAAAAGAAGCAAAAGGAATATATGAAGAGGCGGAAAAAAAAGCATTAGAAAAAGAACCACCACCAACAGTTGGATTGGCTGTAAGAGATGTCTATAAAGATATTGTCTCTGAAATAACGGAAATATTAAAAGCCAAATATAATAAGTTTTCAAAATTTTCAAATAAAACAAAAGCGTTAATAGAAAATTATATAGTTGATAAAGTAAAAGAGGCGAAATTAAATAAAGAAAATGCCCCTGAAATATTAACAAGTATTATGGATGATATAAATAAATTCGTTGAAGGTAAAGGGAAATTATATGAATTTGATGCCGAAACAATGGAAAAACTGGCTGAAAAAATAAAAAATAATGAAATAACAAAAGATGAATTAAAAGAAATTTTACGACTTGGAATAGAATATAAATTGCCAATAGGGGATTTTGTAAAAGTGGGTATAGATAAATATCCGAAAGGGGTATATAATGTATTAAACCAAATATATGAAAAAATAATAAAAAATGACTCTGATTTAGGGGAATATCCAAAAATAATACGTAGCGAGATTTTTAAGAATAATATTGAAAATTTTGTTAAAGAATTTAATATAATGAATGCGGATAGCGATATAAGACAAGCATTTAACAATTTCTGGAATGCCCTTGAAGAAAATGTAAATAAAGAAATGGCTTCTTTTAAAGATAAACAAAAAGAGGAAATAAAGAATAAATTAAAAGTTAATTTTAATTATAAAGAATATGACTTGGCAAAAAAGAAAGATTTTATGGAACTTACAAAAAAAATTTATGAAATGCCTAAAAATCGTAGCCCGATTGAAGGGCGTGGGGGCGACAGCATTGAAAGTAGTATGTATGATGCAATTGTTCGTATTGCATCAACTCCAATAACATTTTTAAAAAAGTTAGGGCAAACACAGGCAGAGGTTTTAACAGATTTAGGACTTGATATTATACCAAAATTGCAAGATGCAGCAACATTGCATTTTAAATCAATGGTTGAGACGGATTTGAGATATTTAAAAAAATTAGGGAATATAGTAAATAAAGGGATAAAAGAGAAAAAGGTAAATCCAAAAAATATAACAGACCTTTTAGAAAACCCAGAAGCGGTAAAAGATGCAACAAAATTAGAAAAAGATATTGCAAGTAAATTATCTATGATAATGAAACGTTGGGGGGAAATCAAAAAGATTTATCCAGATTTTGC